ATGAACGCGACCATCCCCGTCTACCGCGCTGACGGCCGGCTCTACGACGTCGTCACCGAACGCGCGCTCGCCCGGCTCCAGGCGGCGGGACTCACCGCGCGCGTCGTGCGCCATCGCAAGGGGCGCATCAACCGGGCCATCCTGTTCGTCCGCCAGGGCGAGGCGCCAATGCCTCGGACGGCCTACATGGGCACACGGTACAGCTTCCAGGATCACCTCGAGCACGGCCTCTGTTGGGACTTGAAGCGGCTGGGCGGAGCGCGCTGGGGCACGAACTATGCGCCCGACGAGCTACGGCCCATCTTTTTGCAGGTGGTGACCGACTGTCTGGTGCGGGCCTGAGTCGTCTTCGGAATTTCCGAAGATGCGAGGCAAGCCTGGGTCCTTCCTGGGCGGCGCGGCGGCGGGTGGTTGGGTGGCACAGTTTCGCTTGCGTTACGCGCCGGAAAAGGTTGTCGGTTGTCGGTTGTCACCCGGCGGTTTGATTTCAATCCGAAACCATGGCTGATTCTCCGTCCCTCCAGCCGCGATCGTTTGGGAGGATCGCGGTCTCCACGCCAGGAACGCCCGTCCGGATGACCTCCGACACCTCGATCCGGGCCCACCGGATCCGGTTCGCCGTCGCCATCGGCGAGACGGGACGGGTGTTCCTCGGCGTCCAGGGAATGAACAAGGCGACCGGCGCCGGCGTAGTGAAAGAGTTCTGGCCCACGGGCGCGGGCGGCGGCGTGGCCGACGAGCTGGTGCTCGAATCCCCCTCGGGCGATCTGCGGCCGTCGGACTACTACCTCGACGCCAACACGGCCGGCGAAGGGTTGATCGTCGCCTACTGGGTCTGGGTTCCGAGCTATGGCAGTTGATCGCGTGACGCCGGCGATGGCGAAGCGCATCGAGCTGTGGCCTCTGGAGCGGCTGGCGCCCTACCAGCGCAACCCGCGGACGCATTCCGAGGAGCAAGTGACGCAGATCGCAGCCTCGATTGCCGAATTCGGCTTCTGCAATCCGATCTTGGTGGACTCGCGCGATGGCATCGTAGCCGGGCACGGGCGGCTGCTCGCGGCGAAGAAACTCGGGCTCGCCGAAGTGCCGGTGATCGTGCTGGATCACCTCGATGACAACCAGCGGCGAGCGTACCTGCTGGCTGACAACCGGTTGTCGGAGCTGGCCGGCTGGGATCACGAGTTGCTTGCGCTTGAATTGAAGGAGCTTGGGGACGCCGGGTTCGACCCGACGCTCGCCGGGTTCGACTCGAAGGAGGTTGACGACTTCCTGGCGTCGCTCGAACGGGACGCGGAGTCGGAAGCCGAACAGGTCGGCGACGCCATTCCACAGTTGCCTGCGGAGGCGGTAACGAAGCCTGCCGACCTGTGGCTGATCGGTCCCCATCGCCTCATTTGCGGAGACTGCCGCGATCGCAGCGTCATCGCGCGGCTGTTCGGGGATCGGAAAGCGAACGTCGTCATCACCTCGCCACCCTACGCCACGCAGCGGCAGTACGATCCGTCGAGTGGCTTCGCGCCGGTCGCGCCGGCGAAGTACGTCGCTTGGTTCCAGGATGTGGCCGCGGCGATCGAATCGGTGCTCGCGCCCGACGGCTCCTACTTCCTCAACATCAAGGCCCACGCCGAGGAGGGCGAACGGCACACCTATGTGATGGACCTGGTGCTTGCGCACAAGCGGCAGTGGGGCTGGCGGTTCGTCGATGAGTTCTGCTGGCGCAAGACGGATGACGGCGTTCCCGGCGGCTGGTCAAACCGCTTCAAGAACGCCTGGGAGCCGATCTATCACTTCTCGCGCGAGCGCAAGATCAAGTTCCGGCCGCGCGAGGTGGGCCACTGGTCGGACGACTGTTTCGACTACTCGCCCGATAATCCGAAATCGACTTCGGGCAGCGGGCTGCTGGGCACGGGGCCGCGCGGCGCGGCGGCCGACAAAGGCAAGAACCATGCCGCCTGGCAGACGACGCGGCGCAACGCCAACGACCTCGAAGGGCGGCACGGCGGACTGGCGCGCCCGTCGAATGTGATCGAGGCTAAGACCGAGTCCTCGCAAGGGAACCACTCGGCGCCGTTTCCCCGCGCGATCCCGGAGTTCTTCATCAAGGCATTCTCGGACGCCGGTGACGTGATCTTCGACCCGTTCGCGGGCAGCGGCACGACGCTGGTCGCCGCCGGGTTGCTCGGGCGCTCGGGGCTCGGCGTCGAGATCAGCCCGGCTTACTGCGATGTGATCCTGCGCCGCTTGCAGGAGACCTTGAAGCTTACGCCCGTCGATGCAGTGACGGGCGAACCATTTCAATCCCACACGTGAAGGAGTGAATCACCATGCCTGAAGTTGCCACGCCGAACCAGGCCGAACGCGAGTTCGAGACCGGGACGGACGAATCGTTCAAGAACACGAGCGCCACGGCCGGAGCCGCGCACAGCGAGAACCAGCGCGTGACGTTCGCCAACATCAAGCGGACCTACGACGTCTACCAGGACCTGGACATCCAGGCCGCGCGCCAGGCGCTGACCGAGCAGACGCGGCTGAACCAGATCGCCTCGCAGGCGCTCCAGAACGCCGTTGAGACCGCAAATCTGGTCTCGAAGCAGGCCGTGCGTCACGGCGACATCGCCATCGACGGCCAATGGAATCCCATCCAGCAGGGTGCGGGCGACACGCTGACCGCGCGGGCGGTGTCGATCGACGACGTCTCGCTCAAGGCCATCGGGGCGGTGGTCGCCGCCGCCGTGGCCGATGCACTCGCCAGCCGCAAGTAGTCTTTCTCCTGAAGGGCACAAGGAAGGGGCGGTCCCGCACTCCTCCGCGGGGCCGCCCTGCTTTTTGGGGAAGTGATGATTCGCGAACTGCGGATCTGGTGGCGGCTGCGGCCGCTCGTCAAACAATTCCAGGAGCTGACGAAGATGAAGTTCTCTTTGAACGTTGCCATTCAGATGCTGGCGCTGGTGGCGCAGGGCTTGAATGCCTCGATCGACCTGCTGCCCGGGCGCGGCAAGTTCTGGGCCATGGTCGGGCTGTCGGCCGTGCAGGGTCTCACGGCCGTACTCGCCCACTTCGCCAACCCTGATGGCACGCCGGCCGAAGCGCCCTACATCAAGAAGTGAAGCCCGACCTCCACATCGAGCGCTGGCCCCTCGAGCGGCTGATTCCCTATGCCAGGAATCCGCGGACGCACACCGAGGAGCAGGTGGCGCAGATCGCGGCGTCGATCGCCGAGTTCGGGTTTGTCAATCCCGTGCTGGTCGGAGCCGATGGAGTCATCATCGCGGGCCACGCTCGAGCCATGGCAGCGCGGAAGCTCGGGATGGCCGAGGCGCCGGTGATCGTGCTGGACCACTTGAGCGAGGCGCAGCGGCGCGCGCTGGTGATTGCCGACAACCGGCTTGCCCAGAACGCGGGGTGGGATGAGGAAATGCTGCGCGTCGAGTTGGAGGCGCTTCGCGAAGACGACTTCAACCTCGACCTACTGGGCTTCGAGGACGCAGAGCTCGAAGCGCTGCTTGCGGAGCCCCAAGGCCAGTCTTCGGGACTGACGGACGAAGACGCCGTTCCGGAGGTGCAGGATACCGCAGTCACCGTGCCGGGCGACGTGTGGGTGCTTGGCGACCATCGCTTGGTATGCGGCGATGCCACACAGATGGAAGCCATCCAGAAGGTGCTGGCGAGCGGTCTGGCGGACATGACGTGGACAGACCCTCCCTATGGGGTCAACTACGGCGCGACGATGAAGGACAAGCTTCGAAAGAAGCATCGCCAGATCGCCAACGATAACCTGGGACCCGCGTTCGAGCCCTTCCTTCGCGACGCCTGCGCGAACATCCTCACTGTGACCAAGGGCGCGGTCTACATCTGCATGTCGTCCTCTGAGCTGCATACGCTGCACAAGGCCTTCACCGCGGCGGGCGGCCACTGGTCGACGTTCCTGATCTGGGCCAAGAACACGTTCACCATGGGGCGCTCGGACTACCAGCGGCAGTACGAGCCGATTCTCTACGGCTGGAAGGAAGGCGCGGATCATTACTGGTGCGGGGCCCGCGACCAGGGCGATGTCTGGTTCGTCAAGAAGCCCGTTGCCAACGACCTGCACCCGACGATGAAGCCCGTCGAGTTGGTCGAGCGGGCGATTCGCAACTCGAGCAAGAGCCGCGACACGGTGCTCGATCCCTTCGCTGGGTCGGGTTCGACGCTGATCGCTTGCGAGAAGACTCACCGCCAAGCGCGGCTGATCGAGTTGGAGCCCAAGTACTGCGATGTCATCATCCGGCGTTTTGAAGAATTCTCCAGCAAGCGCGCCGCGCTCGAATCGGACGGACGAGGGTTCGCAGAGATCGCCCTGGAACGAGGAGCGGTGGCGGCGTGAGGTGGCGCGCTGCGAATGGGAACTCGCCGAAGCAGAGGCACTGCTGCGCGCCGGCCATCCCGACGTCGCGGGCCTATGCCTCGCGCTTCACGACTGGGCGCAGGAACTGCGGATCTTGCAAGGCGAACGCGCCCAACAAACTCGGCAGCCTACGCTGCAGGCCGCTTCCGAACCGTACGCTCGATCTCCGGCCCAAGCGTCCGGCGCGTCTGGCGCAGATCGTACTCGGATTGCAGGTTGAGCCAGAGTTCCGCCGTTGTCCCGAAGTAGGCCGCCAGCCGAAGCGCCGTATCGGCAGTGACAGACCGCTGACCGTGCACGATGCCATGGATGCGGTTCGGTGGCACATGAAGGTCGCGAGCCAGGGCGTTGATACTGAGTCCAAGGGGCTTCATGAATTCTTCGGCCAGGATCTCGCCGGGGTGGATCGGTTCGAGGAGCTTAGGTTTCTTGGCCATGCAAGCAAATCAATCTCCAGACCATGATAAGTTCCTCAGGCCGACACACCCAACGGGGAATTGCATGTGGTGCGCAGCCCGGGTTTCGTAAATGCCGATTGAATCTGTCGCTGCCTGGCTGATTCCCGGCATTGGTCTCGCGTCTGGTCTGATCGCCACCTACGTGAGCCTCCAGAACCGCGCGCTACTCGCCGAGGTCCGCAAGGAACTGGCCGAGCTCGAGAGCCGGATCATTTTGCGCCTTAACGGTCTGTACATCCGGCGCTCCGAATGTGAGTTGCACAACGCGCTGCTGGAGGAGCGGATCGAGGGGATCGTGCGGCAGAAGAGAGAAGCCGCCAGCGACTGAGGCTGGCGGCGGAGGGTGCGGCGCTGATGCTATTGAGGTTTGATCCGATACGCTCGGGGGCCTTCGGCGGTCTTCAGAGATTCGACCGTGAGCCCCATCTTCTTGCCGAGCGCTCCGCTGAGGAAACCCCGGACGCTGTGGGCCTGCCAGCCGGTGACGGACATGATGTCGGCGAGGGTGGCGCCCTCGGCGCGGCGCAAGAGTTCGAGGACGATGGCTTTCTTCGAGCCTTCGCGCGCGACTATGGGCTGCGTGGCCACCTTGGCCGCCTTGGTCTGCTTCGGCGCGATAGTGGCGGTGTGTGGCGCGGCGGTGGGCGTCAGAGCCTGGATGGCGCGCCATATGCGCGCAACGGCGGTCTTGCGGTCGGTGAACTTCTTAACCGGCTTCAGGTCGCCGAAGGGCGGCACGCCGGCGAAGCCATTCCAGATTTCCACCAGCCGCTCTGTGGGCCAGTTGGCGGCGAGTTTTGCGAGTTCCTTCTCGGTGCCGAATCGCAAGTGCTCGTCCGGGATCGCATCTCCAGCGAGGTAGGCGGTGATGATGTTGTCGGTGTCGATGGCAAAAGTCGTCATAGCAAGTGTCCTTTCTATCGGGTCATGCCGCCGAGTTGTCCGTCGGCGGTGAGGTGCAAGTTCTTGTAGTAGCCGCTCGAAACCCTCCCCCACCCGAATGGCGTAGCGAGCTCGTGCCGGGCGGCAATGCGGCTGAGTTTCAGGCGGTGCGTGCCGTTGGAAAACTCCTTCTTGAGGTGGCCCCAGCGGTCGAGCTTCCAGCCGTTTCGCGTGGCCCAGGCGACCAGTTCTTCGCGGGTGATGGCCATGGCGTCAGTCCTCCCGGCGGCGGTCGATGAGGCCGCTCGCATCCTCAACCGACTGCCGGATGTCGTTCCAGCAGTCGCGGCAAAACTGGGCCTTGTCGAGGAGCAGCCCCTCGCGGTTGGCTAACACGAGCTCGCGGTGGATCGGCTTCGCCTCATCGCACAGCGAGCATTCGATGTAGGGTTGTGCGGTCATGGTTCGTCTCCTGGTTCAGTACTCGAGGCCCTTGGCGTCGACCGCGCTCGTGTCTCCCAGATCGGCGAGCACGTAGGCGAGCTGCTCGGTGATGCGGCCGAGGTCGCCCGAGTAGCCCCAGTCGGCGGGCGCGGCGGCCTGCCGATTCTTGTGCTCGGCGAGGCGCACGGCGATGCGCTTCAGCAGGTCCTGGGCTTCGGCGTGCCGGGCGGCGTAGCAGCCGGCGGCGGTCTGTTGCGTGGTCGATTGCGCTTTGGTGTTCCTCATTGCGACTCCATTCATCGCTTCGGTTCCGGGTAGAAGCAAGCGAATTCCGCAATCGAATCGCGAGAAAGTTCCATGCCGTTGCTCAGCCTGCGCGCCTACGCCAAACATCGCGGCGTGAGCCTGGCGGCGGTGCAAAAGGCGATCCATTCCGGGCGGATTACGCCCAACGCGGACGGCCTGATCGACAGCGACCGCGCCGATGCCGAATGGAATGCGAAGACGCGGCCCGGGCAGCGGCGGACGCGTCCGGTGGCCGCCGCGCCGCGCGAACCGGCCGAGGCGCCTGCCAGTGGACTCGATTACTTTCGCGCCCGGGCGATCCGCGAAAGTTACCTGGCGCGGCTGGCCAAAATCGAGTTCGAGGAGCGCATCGCGAAGGTCGTGGATCGCGACGAGGTGCAGGTGGCGGCGTTCACGCGCGGGCGCGTGGTCCGCGACAACATGCTGAACATCCCCGACCGGGTGGCGGCGACTCTCGCCGCCGAGAGCGACGTGGACAGAGTGCACCGCATTCTGAGCGACGAGATTCGGATGGCCCTGGATGTCCTTGCCGGCCCCAACAGCGACTGAGATCTACAACGCCGCCTTCAACGCGGGCCTCCGGCCGGATCCGGTGCTGACGGTCTCCCAATGGGCGGACCGCTACCGGAAGCTCTCCGGCAAAGCCGCGGCGGAGCCCGGCCCGTGGCGCACGGAGCGAACGCCCTATCTGCGCGAGATCATGGATTCGCTCTCGCCGTCATCGCCGGTCGAACGCGTGGTGTTCATGAAGGGCAGTCAGATCGGAGGCACCGAGTGCGGCAACAACTGGGTCGGCTATGTGATCCACAAGTCACCCGGTCCGATGATGGTGGTGCAGCCCACGGTCGAGCTCGCCAAGCGGAACTCGAAACAGCGCATCGATCCGCTGATCGAAGAAAGCGACGTCCTGCGGGAACTCGTAAAGAGCCCGCGATCGCGCGACTCGGGCAACACGGTTCTCTCGAAGGAGTTTCCCGGCGGCGTGCTGGTGATGACGGGCGCCAACAGCGCCGTGGGGCTGCGCTCGATGGCGGTGCGGTATCTGTTCCTGGATGAGATCGATGCCTATCCGGGCGACGTCGACGGCGAAGGCGATCCGATCCACCTGGCCTTCGCGCGGACGCGCACGTTCTCGCGCCGCAAGGTGTTCCTGTGCTCGACGCCGCTCATTACGGGCCTGAGCCGGATCGAGGCGGCGTTCGCCGAAAGCGACCAGCGGCGCTACTGGGTGCCTTGCCCACACTGCGGCGAGTTCCAGCTGCTGAAGTTCGAGCGGCTGCGGTGGCCCAAGGGCGAGCCGCGCAAGGCAGCCTACCGCTGCATCGCCTGTGAGCAGGCCATCTTCAACCATCAGAAGAACACGATGCTCGCCCGCGGCGAGTGGCGGCCCGAGGCGCAAGGCGACGGGCGCACGCGCGGCTATCACCTGTCAAGCCTCTACAGTCCGGTGGGCTGGTATTCCTGGGAGCGTGCCGCTGAGGACTGGGAGAAGGCGCAGAGGGATGTCGAGCGGTTGAAGTCGTTCGTGAATCTCGTGCTGGGGGAATCCTGGCAGGAGCGCGGCGACGCGCCCGACTGGCAGCCGCTCTACGACCGCCGCGAGGATTATCCGATCGGCACGGTCCCACGGGGCGGACTGTTTCTCACCGCCGGCGCCGATGTGCAGCGGGACCGCATCGAAGTTGAAGTCGTGGCCTGGGGCCGGGGCAAGGAGTCGTGGTCGGTCGACTACCGCGTGCTGGTGGGAGACACGGCGCGGGCCGACGTGTGGCGGGAGCTCGACGTGCTGCTGGATGAAGAGTTCCCGCACGCAAGCGGCATCCGTATGCCGATTCGTGTGCTGTGCGTGGACTCGGGCTTCAACCCGCGCATCACCTATGACTGGGTGCGCCAGCACCCGCAGGCCTCCTGGGGGCCCGCTGGCGCAAGGGCGTCGCATCCGAAGACCGCCGTAGCGGTGAAGGGCACGGCGCGGACGGACCGGCTGATTTTGGGCGCCTCGCCCGTCGATGCCAGCAAACGCCGCGGCACGCGGTTGTGGACGCTGGGGACGCCCGTGGCCAAGTCGGAGCTCTACAGCCGCCTGCGCCTCGTGCCGCCGGCCAAGGAAAGCGGCGAGCCGTTCCCGGCAGGCTACTGCCACTTCCCGCGCTACGAGGAAGACTACTTCCGGCAGTTGACCTCAGAAAGCTTGGTCAAGGGCCAGTGGGTCGTCGCGCCCAACCGGCGCAATGAGGCGCTGGACTGCCGGGTCTACGCGCGCGCGGCGGCCTCGATCTACGGCATCGACCGCTTCAGTGAGAAGCACTGGCGGGAACTCGAGGCCCTCTTGCCCGCGCCCGCCGCGCAGCCGGAACCGGCGGCGCCGCCTGAGCCACGCCCGGTGCGCCGCGTGACGGTGCGATCGAACTGGATGAAGCGATAACGGGCGTGACCCATGGCGTACTCGCAAACCCAACTCGAAGCGCTCGAGGCGGCGCTGGCCAGCGGCACGCTGCGCGTGACGTTTGAAGGCCGAAGCCTCGAGTACCGCAGCGTCGATGAACTCAAGAAAGCGATCGCCGAAGTGAAGGCCGCCATGGCTGCCGCGGATCCGGTTCGGCCGCGCTCGCGCGTGATCCGGACCTACACAACCAAGGGTTTCTGATGGGCTACTGGCGGAATCTGATGCTGGCGGCATTCGGGGCGCCGCTTCGGGCGCTTTCAGGCTACGAGGCCGCCGCCAGTACGCGCCGCACGCAGGGCTGGAACCCATCGAATGAAGGGATCAATGCCCTGGTGGCCGGTGGCGGCGACGCGCTGCGGTCCCGCTCGCGCGACATGGTCCGCCGCAACGCCTGGGCGAGCAACGCGGTCGAAAGTTTCGTCGGCAACGCCGTCGGCACAGGCATCAAGCCGCAATCGAAACACCCTGACCCGGAGGTGAAGCGACGGCTTCAGGAACTCTGGCTCCGGTGGACCGACGAGGCCGACGCAGCGGGACTCACGGACTTCTACGGACTCCAGGCGTTGGTTTGCCGCTCGACGATCGAAGGCGGCGAGTGCCTGGTGCGCATTCGCGAGCGACGGACTGAAGACGGCTTGACGGTGCCGCTGCAACTTCAAGTGCTCGAAGCCGAGCACCTGCCGACAGCGAAAAACGAGAACCTGCCAAACGGAAACGTCATCCGCGCCGGAATCGAGTTCGACCGGATTGGCCGCCGGGTTGCGTACCACCTCTACCGCGAGCACCCGGGCGAGAAGCTCACGTTCTTCAACACCGGCGAGACCGCGCGCGCGCCGGCCGAGACCGTGTTGCACATCTATAAGCCACTGCGGCCTGGCCAGCATCGCGGCCAGCCGTGGCTCGCGCAGGTGCTGGTGAAGCTGCAAGAGCTCGACCAGTACGACGACGCCGAACTGGTCCGCAAGAAGCTGGCGGCCATGTTTGCGGCCTTCATCACCGAGAACAACCCCGAGGATCCGGTGATCGGCGCAAAGCCCGGCGAGGGGGAGATGGATGCAAGCGGCACGCCGCTGGCCGGCATCGAGCCGGGTTCCATGGTGAAACTGCTTCCGGGCGAAGACGTGAAGTTTACCGAGCCGGGCGACGTGGGCGGCATGTACACCGAGTTCATGCGGGTGCAATTGCGCGCCATCGCCGCGGGCCTGGGGATCACCTACGAGCAGCTCACCGGCGATCTCGAGCGCGTGAACTACTCCTCGATCCGCGCGGGATTGCTCGAGTTCCGCCGCCGCTGCGAGCAGTTCCAGCACCAGGTGATGGTCTACCAGTTCTGCCGCCCGGTGTGGCGGGCCTGGATCGAGGCAGCGGTTCTTAGTGGCGCGATCGACGCGCGCAACTACGCATCGAACCCGAACGCCTATCTCGACGTCGAGTGGCGGCCGCCGTCGTGGGCGTGGGTCGATCCGCTCAAGGACATGAATGCCGAGGTGGTGGCCGTGCGCGCGGGCTTCAAGCCGCGCAGCGCCGTGATCAACGAGATGGGCTACGACGAGGAAGACGTCGACCGGCAGGCCGCCGCCGACAACGCACGGGCCGATGCCTACGGCAACGTCTACGACTCCGATCCCCGCAAGACCACGAGCAACGGGCAGCGAGTCGTTGAGCCAGAGTCCCTCACGCAAGTTCCATGACGAACCTTTCGCATATCGCTTCGCGCGTGTTCAACACGCCGCTGATGATCGATTCGAAGAAGCTCGCGGCGATCCTGGCCGTGCTGGCCCCGCGCTTGGGCCTCGAGCCGCCAGCGGTGGAAGTTGCTTTGCTCACCGAGCAAAGGGCGCGGAGGCCGTACGCCGTCACCGACGCAGGCGTCGCCATCATCGAAGTCTCGGGCAGCCTGGTCAACCGTTCGTCGGGGATGGATGCACAGTCGGGCCTCACCTCCTACGAGCAGTTGGGCAATGAAATTCTCGACGCGGCGACGGACCCGCAGGTCCGAGGGATCCTCTTACGCTTCGACAGCTATGGCGGCGAGGCCAACGGCGCCTGGGATGTGGCGAGCCTCATCGAGGAGGCTGCGCGCATGAAGCCCGTCTGGGCATCGGTCGATGACTGGGCCTTGAGCGCGGGGTACCTGCTGGCCTCGGCCACCGATCGCATCTGGGTCACCCGCACCGGCGGCGTCGGCTCGGTGGGCATCATCGCCATGCACCTCGATCAGAGCGGCTGGGACGCGGCGAACGGCCTCCGCTACACGACCCTCTTTGCCGGGGACCGCAAGAACGACTTCAACCCGCACGAGCCGCTTTCCGACGGCGCCCGCTCGGTGCTCGTGGCCGAGGTCGACCGGCTCTACGGCATGTTTGTCGACGCCGTGGCCCGCCGCCGCAGCCTGAGCGCCGCGGCCGTGCGCGGAACCGAAGCGGGCATCCTCTACGGCGAAGACAGCGTCGCTCTAGGCTTTGCCGACCGCGTCGGCACGTTCCGCGACGCCCTGGCCGCGATGATGGAGTCCTTGTCCAAACCGAAGTTCACGAAAGGAGGCACAACTGTGTCTGAAGCAACCCAGGCGGTAACGAGTCCGCCCGTTCCCGATCTTGCCGCCATTGAGGCCGCTGCCCGCGAGCAGGGCTACGCCGAAGCGGCCGAGATCGTCGTGCTGTGCTCGATCGCCGGCCGGCCCACGCTCGCCGGTGATTTCATCGCCCGCCATCTGTCGGCGGCCGACGTCCGCAAGGAACTGCTCGCGCTGCGCGCCGAGGCCAACCAAGAAGAGATCCGGTCCAACGTTCTGCCGGAGGCGAGCACCACGTCGAAGCAGAACCTCGACGAGAACCCGGTCGTCAAGGCCTGCGTGGCCTTGGCCGGCACGAAAGGAGCGAAGTAACCCATGCCTGTCCAATCCGAATCGAACTACCTCGGCGACTGGCTCAAATTCGAGGAGGACAACCTCTACAGTCGCGACGAGGTCACCGTCGCGAGCGGCCAGAATCTGGCGGCCGGCACCGTGGTCGGCGTCATCACCTCGAGCGGCAAGGTGACGCAGCTTGCGCCGGCCGCTTCCGACGGCTCGCAGAACGCCGCCGGCGTGCTGCTGAACGCCGTCGACGCGAGTACTGCCGACAAGCCCGGCGTCATCGTCGCTCGTCACGCCATCTGCTCGGACAAAGGTCTCGTGTGGCCCGGCTCGATCACCGGCCCGCAGAAGACCGCCGCCATCAGCCAAATGAAAACCCTGGGCATTCTCGTCCGGGAAGGAGCCTAACCCATGCCGATGCTCAATCCATTCGCCACCGATGCCTTCAACATGGTCGCCCTCACGGCGGCCATCAACAAGATCCCCAACACCTACGGGCGCCTGGAGCAGTTGAACCTCATGCCCGCCACGGGCGTCCGTACGCGCACGGTCATCATCGAGGAGATGAGCGGCGTGCTCAACCTGCTGCCCACGCAGCCCGTCGGCGCGCCCGGCACGGTGGGCACCCAAGGCAAGCGCAAGGTGCGCTCGTTCGTCATCCCGCACATCCCGCACGATGACGCCGTGCTCCCTGAAGAGGTCCAGGGCATCCGCGCATTCGGCTCGGAGTCCGAGACCGAGGCGCTTGCCGATCTGCTCGCCCTGAAGCTCCAGAACATGCGCAACAAGCATGCCATCACGCTCGAACACCTGCGCATGGGCGCCCTCAAGGGCGTGATCCTCGATGCCGACGGCTCGGTTCTCTACAACCTCTACACCGAGTTCGACATCAGCCCCAAGACGGTCAACTTCGCGTTGTCGACGGCTTCGACCGAGGTGCTTCTCAAGGTGCTCGAGGTGAAGCGCCACATCGAGGACAACCTCAAGGGCGAGTTCATGACGGGCATCCTGTGCCTGTGCTCGTCGGGGTTCTACGACGCCTTCACGACGCACGCCAAGGTGAAAGAGGCCTTCCAGTACTACCAGCGGAACCAGCAACTCGGCAACGACTACCGCACGGGGTTCACCTTCGGCGGCGTGACGTTTGAGGAGTACCGCGGCCAGGCGACCGACGCCTCCGGAGCCGTGCGGAAGTTCATCGCCGACGACGAGGCGCACTTCTTCCCGCTTGGCACCGCCAACACCTTCCGGACGTTCTTCGCGCCGGCAGACTTCAACGAGACGGCGAACACGCTGGGCCTGCCGCTTTACGCCAAGCAGGAGCCGCGGAAGTTCGGACGCGGCACCGATCTGCACACGCAGCAAAACCCGCTGCCGATCTGCCTGCGGCCAGAGGTGCTGGTCAAGGGGACGAAGTCCTGAGCATGAGCGGCTGGGAAGCGGCGGTGAGCAACCTGAACACTGCCGTCGTCGACACGTTCGGCCGCGCGGTTCTCTACCTGCCAGAGGCGGGCGGGCAGGCCGCCATCCGCGCGGTGTTTCAGCCGGCGCGGGAGGCCGAGGACGCTTCGCCCGGCGTCTATGCGGTACTGTTCGTCCGCCTGGCGGACCTGCCTGCTGCGCCGGTGCGCGGCGACGAGGTCGAGATCGAAGGCAGTCGGTACAAGGTCTTCGATATCGAAGCCGACGCCGAGGGCGCCGCCATGCTCCGGCTGCGTAAAGTCAACTGACTTCCGCCAGATGTGGCGGAGGTTTGCGACTTGTGGGCAATTGCGCACAAGTTCTCTTGAAGACGGTTCATGCCAAGCGTCAGGGTCTACCAGAAGAAGCAACTGCGGCTCGACCTGCTCAACTTCCGGCAGCGGCAGATGTATGAGCTGGGTGCGGCCGGTGTCACGGCTGTGAAGGCGCGGCTCGCCGCGGCCCAAGGCCCGGAGGATTCCGCGGCTAAGCCCCTCACCAAGCGCTACGCGATCTGGAAGACGCGCAAGGGCAAGGGCAACCGCCGCAACCTGACTTTTTCGGGCGATCTGCTGCGCAACTTCCAGGTCCGCACGGTCAGCGAGAACCGCGCCAAGGCCAACGTCTCGACCCGCAAGGACCGGATCAAGGCCTGGGCCAATCAGAAGCGCGAGGCGTGGATGGTGTTTTCGCCGGAGAACAAGGCGTCGGTCATGGAGGCAGCCCGCAAGCTGCTGGAAGCGATGAAACCCCGACTGCTCGTTGAACGCGCCTTGGGAGGCAAGCAGCGATGATCAACCCGGCGGAACTGGTGGACAACCTGGTCGCTCTGCTCCGCGACATCCCGGAACTGGTCACCGAGATGGGAGGCGATGAGCAGCGGATCTTTGCCTACCACGATCAGTATCCGAAGCGCGCGAGCCTCGCGGCGGCGATCCACGAGATGCCCGCGCCGGGGATCATGGCGGTCTGGCAGGGGACGCAGCCGTCGAGTTTCGGCGGCGTGGATGTCTGGCGGCATCAGCTCACGCTCTATCTGCGGGCCCGCGAGACCTTTGACGGCGACCCGCCCACGGCCTACTACCGGCTGTTCCGGCTGATCACGAAGGGTGTGCCGGCGTCGGTTGGCGTGCCGATGCTGAACGCCACAGTGCATCCATCCTGCCACCCGATGGATCTGCCGCGCATCGAGCGGCAGACCGACGCCGAAGGGCTCGACTATTTCGAGGCGCCGCTCAGTTTTCTGGAGATGGGAGATGAATGAAACCGTGCTCATGCGCTCGCCCGATGGCGAGGTGCAGGAAGTGGAAGCCACGCCGGCCGAGCTCGTGCCACGCATGGTAGCTGGCTGGCGGCAGGTCACCCAAGAGGAGGTAACGCCTGATGTCCGTCGCGAGGATGCAGGAAATCCAGATCTGCTTCGGTAAGCAGAAGCAGACCAACATCTCGACCGCCAACACCGGCGTCCAGATGTGGCAGTTGCGGAAGCTCAACGCCGCGCTCGCCAACCCGAAACTGAACACCGAAAACGACGCCGAAGAGTTCGGCAAGGGGCACGAGTTTCCGACACAGTCGTTCCAGACCTCGTGGGACGTCAACGGCACGCTGGAGAAATACCTCGGCGCGGAGATCGGCGCCTGGGCGATGGCTTTCGGGCTCGGCAAGGTCGTCAAGTCCGGCACGACGCCGAACTTCACCTACACCTGCACGCCACTGTTCCCGGCAAACGGCGATGCGGCCGAACTGCCCTACTTCTCCTTTGTCGAGCAGATCCGTCCCGGCGCGGGCGTCGTCGTGGACCGGATGGCGGTGGGATGTGTGGTCGAGGGCTGGACCATCTCGATCGGCTCGGGGCCCGGCCGCGCCAACTCGAAGATCACCGTCGAATTCGTCGGCTCGGGCAAGACCACGGAGCCCTCGGGCATCACCATGCCGGCAGCGACGGTCGAGAAGTTGCTGCCGTCGGCGTCGCTTGCGCTCACGATCAACGGCGTCAACTACGTCTCGAACAAGAACATCGTTTCGCTTGAAACGTCCTGGAAGAACAATGTCCGCCTCGACGGCGGCTTCTATCCCGGCTCCGGCTTCCAGACGCCAGGCGATGGCGCAAGCGGGGCGATCCGTGGCCGGCTTGAGTTCGGCAACCGCCAGGGAACACTCCGGTTTGTCGCCCGCTTCGAGAACGGCTCGACGGAACTCACGAAGCTCAAGAGCCAGTCCACAGGCACAGCAGTGCTGGCGCTCACCTACGATGCGAACAACTCGCTCGAAATCACCTGGCACAAGGTCTCCTTCGCCTCGGCTGAGGTGGGCGAGACGGACGGCATCGTCACCGTCTCCGTCGAGTGCCTGCCGATGTGGGATGAGACGAACGGCATCGTCTCGGCGGTGGCCAAGTGCAACGTGGACGGGATCTGCCAGTAAGGAATGGCCATGTTTGACGCAAAGCAACCCATCACCATCCACCTGCGGACGCCGGAAGGCGGCAAGGCCATCCGCGTGCGATTCCCGACCGACGATGAGTGGATCGACCGCCAGAAGAAGCGCAAGGTCATCGTGAAGCAACTGGGGCGCGGCGTGTCGGAGACCACGATCCCGGACTCGGCAGAAGCCGACGCCGCGCTGCTCGCGAAGATCCGCGTGCCGGAGGAGAACGCTCCCGAGGTCGATGCCTTCGAAGCTAGCCGGATCATCGAGCAGTTGAGCCAGGCCGAAGTCGATGACGTCGTCCAGGAGGGTGACGCCTTCCGGGTGACGCTGCGTGTCCTCGGCGGCACCGCGAACCACACGCTGCGGATGCCCTCGGCCAAGGACGTCTTCGAATACCGCCGCGGCTTCGCGCGCGTGCTCGATCTGCCCTACAACCGCCAGGAACTGATCATCAACCTCGCCCCGGCGGCCGCGCTCTTCAAGAAGCTGCTCGAATCCTCCGAGGGTTACGCCGGCGAGGTGCCGATCATCCACCAGGCCGTCGCGGTGAAAGCCGCCATCGACGCTCTCGACGGTGCCTTCCAGGAGACCGGCGACCCAAACTGACTCACCGGGAGTGGCCTGAAAAACCCTCCCTGCGCTTCCTGATTCACTGGGCGCTCCGCCGCGAGGAACTCTGCGACCCCGGCCTCTGCCCGGACGCTCCCGACGATGGCGGCCGCTGTGACCAGTGCCCGCTGGACAAACTGGATGCCGCACAATCCTCCGAGGCGGGACTGTTGCTGCGGCGTGCGCTCGACCTTCGGGCGGCGCTGAAAATGGGCGTCCGGATCGGCCTCGACGAGATTCGGGCGGATGAGTTCCAGGCGCTGGTGGTGCTGGAGGAAGAGCAGGAGAAACTCGACCGGGAAAGGCTGAACGCGAGCCGGCCCTAAGCTGCCTGATGAACCGGTTCGTGATGAAGGCGCATGAGTTGTTCCGCCTTCAGGGCAACCATCGCGTACGTGCGCCCTTGATCATCGCTGAACTCGACTTCATACACTCCGGGCGCCCAGCTCTCCACAACGGTCCCGACCTGGCCGCGAACCAGACCTTGTTCCGGGAGGTCCTCGAGAAGGGCAACAACAGAATGCAGATCGATGTCCGGCATAGCCTGCCTCTCCCTACAGTACATAACAAGTCGTCAACCTCGGCAAGTCCTCGCCGTCGCGAACGATCCAGGCGCTGCGGATGGGTACCTTTCGGTCACCCCACCGGAACTCGAAGTCAATCGTATAGCGGCGTCCATAAGGGGTCGGTGGACCCGGCAACGCCTCACCATTCCGGGCCGCTTCGATCAATGCCTCGCGCAACGCTTGGGCGTCCCCTTCCGTGATACCAAGCGAGGCAAAGACCCGAGCCTTATGACGACCACGCGTGTGTTGGAGGTTCAGGCAGTAGGCCGTCAGCTTCTGAATATCGACAATGGCCCGCTCCCCGTTCGGTAGCCTCATCCAGTGCTCAGCGTAGCAATTCCTACACGTCCTCATGCCGGCCGATAACAAGCTCGAACTCGTCGTTGAAGTCGATGCCAACAGGGCCAATGCGTCCATCAAGAGCGTCAACGCGAGCCTGTCGAGCATGGAGGCGTCGGCGGCGAAGACCGCGCGCGGCGCGGCGCAGGGCATCGACGGCATGACCGCGGCCATGGTGAAAGGCGCCACCGCCGGGAACCTGCTCGCCGACGCCATCAAGAGCGCGTTCGCCTGGGCCAAAGAGTTCACCGTCGGCTCGGTCATGATGGCGGCTCAGAACGCCAAAGCCGAAGCCTCGCTCAAGGCGCTGGCCAACGCGCACGGCGTGGGCGCGGTTGCGGCGGCCAGGCAGGTGGCGGCGATCGAAGAGATCGGCTTCGAGTACACCGAAGCGGCGCACGCCGTCCAGCGATTGATCGTGGCCGATCTGGAGCTATCGAAGGCGCAAGGCCTGGCGAAGCTGGCCAAGGACGCGGCGGCGGTCCAGAATATCGCCGCCGGCGAGGCCCTCGAGTCGATCGTAATGGCCATCGAATCGGGCGCCTCGCGGGGCTTGCGCACCTTAGGCTTGTTCGTCGACTTCCAGAAGGAATCTCAGATCGCCCAGCTTCAACTCGGCCGCGCACTGTCCGAGACAGAGGAGAAGCAGCTCCGCTATAACGCCGTGATTCGCGAAGGCGCGAAGATCCAGGGCGCCCACGCGGCGGCCTCCCAGACGGTCGAAGGGCAACTGGGCGCGCTGCGCCGAGAGTTCAACAACCTGCGCGAAGACATCGGAGCCCAGTTCCAGAATGACTTCAAGGCGTTGATTGGCAACCTGCGCGGCCTGGTCGCCTGGCTCCGGGAAAACACAGATCTGCTCAAGAAGTTCGGCGAGGTGGCCATTTGGGTGTCGGGCGTCCTGGCGACCTACGCCCTCGCCGACAAGATCATGGCGCTGGCGAAGTCGATCGCCGCGCTCCAACTCGCGAGCATCAACCCCTACGCGCTGCTCGCGGTGGGCGTGGTGGGCGCGGGCTTCGCCCTCTACTCGCAGTGGAAGGACACCCAGGATCAGCTTCAGGCTCGGTTCGACGAGATGCAGCGGAAGGCGCTGCGCGAGGACCTGCTGAGCGGCAAGACCAGCGTGGACGCGCTGCGCAAGCAAGGAATGACCGACGAGCAGATCCGTGGCTTACTTGGAGAGAAGCGCTGGCTGCCCGGTGAGTGGGAGCCGCCCACCTACGAGGGTCCCAAACTCCGCATCAAGTCGTCATCGGAGCCCGACCTCGAAGCACTGAAGCGGGCGGCCGAGATCCGGAAGCGCCAGTTGGAAGTGGAGCGGGAGAGCGCACGCGCGCTCGAAGAAGCGCGGCGGCGCGGGCTGACTGGATTCGCGCGAGACGTGGCCGAAGTCCAGGAGCAGCTCCGCAAGTGGACTACATTCGTGGACGAGCGCGGCAACGAGCAGCGAATCGCACTCACGCGCAAAGCCTGGGAGAACGTCATCGGCGAACTTCGCGTGCGCCTGGCGAACTGGCAGAAGGAAGTCCAGGAGACCAATCGCAAGAACCTTGCCGAGTACTTGGCCGCGGAAGAAGAGGCCGCGCGGCAGCGGCTCGAGATCGAGTCGCACCTGTTCAGCCAGCGGCTGGCTTACAACGAGGAGATTTCCAAACGCAACCTCGATCACCTCGAGCAGATGCTCGGCATTGAGGAGACGTGGGCCGGGATCGCGCGCGAGGCCCAACTGCGGGCGCTCGATGCCACGAATGCGCAGACGCTGGAGCAGAAGGTCGCCGTCGAGCAGCGCAAAGCGGCCATCGAGATCGAGTACCTCACCCGGGTACACGAGATCCGAATGCGGCTATTCGATCTCGAAACCTCGCGGATGGTGATCGAGGAAGAGGCGCAGCTCAAACGGCTCGGCTATCGGGCTGATGAAATTCAGGCGCGGATTGCTGAGCTCACCGCACAAAGGGATGAGATCCGGCGGTTCCAGCAGGAGGCCACGGACGCCGCGATCCAGGGCGCGCGTGAGACGGCGGCGATCCGCCAGGCGCAGTTGGTGCGAGACCACAACCAGCGAATCTTCGATTCCTTCAAGCGCCAAGCCGAGGGCGTCTTCGACGCGCTGCTTACCAAGTCGCAGTCCATCTGGTCGGCCATCGGCAACTCGCTCAAGACCGCTCTATCGACCGCCATCAAGGACGTGGTCACTTCGCGGGTGGCCGCGATGCTGATGCAGCTCTTTACTGGACAGCGAGTCTCACTGGCTGGTGGAGGCGCCTCCGGCGGCGGCACTCTTGGCAGACTCGGCGGCCTGCTCGGTATCGGCGCAGCGCCGGTCTTCGGACAGGGCGGTGGCGGTCCCATTCCCGGTGGCGCGGCCGGCGGGTGGGGCACGCCTCCCTTCGTCCCTTCGACCCGCGGCGGGGGCTGGAGTGGCCTGCTCGGCGGCTGGAAGGATTTTCTTGGCTTCGGCGGCGGCGTCCAGTATGCGCCGGGCAAGGCCGTGACGTGGGAAGCCGCCACGATGGGCCAGAAGCTCTCGGCCCTCGGACGGTCCAATGCCGCGCTGGTCGGCGGTGCGACGCTTGCCCTGATGGGCCTCCAGCGCGGCGGCGTCTCCGGCCTCGCCATGACCACCGCCGGCGGCACGATGATTGGCTTCAGGTATGGCGGTCCTCTCGGCGCGGCCATCGGCGCCGGGATTGGCGCCGTCGCCGGGCTTGTGCGGCTGTTCGTCAAAGGCGCCGAGGAGAAGGCGCGCGAGAAGATCAAGGCCACCTACGGGGTCGACATCCGCGACAAGGGCGTGCTGAAGCAGATTGTCGACATCGCCAAGCAGGGCTTTGGCGGCAATCTGGAGGCGGCCATCCGGAGCCAGCAGATCCGTGACCTGGTCGAGTTGTACGCACTGTCGACAGGCCAAAGCACTTGGGGGCTCCCGGCAACCGTACGCCCGGTGTCGCTCCTTCAGCAAGGGGGCGGGCTGTTCCAATCGAGTTCCGGCGGCCTGACGCTAGCGCCGCTCGGTGGCGGCACGCCTTCGGCAACGGCGGCTCCCACGGTGATCAACATCACCGTGCCCGGAGCAAAGGAGTTCTTCGAGAAGGAAACGGTGCGCGTAGTGGTCGAGAATCCGCGAGCCGTGCAGTCCGCGGCAATGACCGCGACCAAGGCTAGCGCTGGCCGCCGCGAGATGACCGGCCTGCAACTGAGCCCAGGGTTGATCCTGTCTTAAGTGTTAAGCGGCGTTTCGTGGGAGAACTTCGCGCTCGATCTTGCTCTGGAGGGCATCTTCCGCAGCCGCCAGGTCGTATTTGGCCTGGAGGTTGACCCACATCTGGGCCGAGGTGCCGAAGTAGCGCGCCAACCGCAGCGCCGTATCAGCGGTAATGCCTCGCTGGCCCTTTATGATTCCGCCGATCCGGTTCGCGGGCACGCGCAGCGCCGTAGCGAGGGCGTTCGCGGTCAGGCCGGCCTCGTTCAGCAGGTCCTGTAGAACCTCCCCGGGATGGATCGGTGGCAAGCGCTTCGGCTGTTTGGTTGCCATGTTAGAGCCTCCTTTCAGTGGTAATCGACAATTTCGACGTTGTGAGCGTCTCCGTCCCGCCATTCAAAGCAGATCCGGAACTGGTCGTTGATTCGGATACTGTGCTGGCCTTTCCGGTCACCCTTGAGTGCTTCCAGCCGGAGGCCAGGCAACTCGAGATCCCGGAGAGACGTAGCCGCGTCCAAGAGTTCCAATCGGATCCGAGCCGCCTTTTCGATGCTTTGAAACTTCCGGCTGAATTTCCGATCCAGCAGCAACTGCACATCTTTCTGGCGGCAGGATCGGATCATACGAATACCATATTACGACGCGCGTACAACCAAGGCAATTCATGACCCGCCAGGAACTGATTGAGAAGATCGCACGGGCGATCGCGGTGATGGAAGGCTACTACGCCACCACCGCGAAACCAACTCTTGCCCAGCGGAACGCGAACCCGGGCAACATCCGGCAGTGGCGCGACGCGCGCGGCCGACCGTACCCCACCCAACGCGGCTATGTCGACTTCGTCGCGTGGGCGTCCGAGCGGTTTCCCGGCGCCTCCCGCGAGGAGATGAGCCGGCGAGCGCTTGAGGAAGGCTGGCGGATCCTGCGCGTGCTCGTGGGGCAGTACCTCGATGGGAAGTATACGCAGGGGAAGCCGCCGACGCTTGAGGAGATGTTCCGGGTGTACGCGCCCTCGGCGGACGCCAACCATCCCGCCAACTACGCCCGCTTCGTCGCTCGCAAGATCGGCGCGCGCCCAGAACAAAGACTCCTCGACCTGGTGACCGCCTGATGCCCGGCTCGGTTCAGAACGCGGCGCCGCTCACCGTGCTACCGGCCAGCCTCGCGCGCGCCTTCGTCCACGAGCGCGAGTATCCGGTTCTCGACAACGAATACCGCAACGGCGAATCCCAACGCTCGGTCCAGGCGACCAACAGCCGCAAGCGCTGGCGGCTGGCCAAGCGCCTGACTCCGGTGCAACTCGCGGCCCTCCGCAATTTCCACGACGCCCGCAAGGGCCCGACCGAGCCGTTCTACTTCTACGACCCCTATGAGACCAGCCCAAAGTTCTCGCACGATCCGACAGGCCAGGCAGTCACGGGCCGGTACACCGTTCGCTTCGCCGGCGAGTGGAGCCAGTCGGTCTCGCTCGGCCGCGCGGACGTTTCCATCGAACTGATCGAGGTGGCTTGAACCATGCCCGGCAAATCCCAATCCCATACCGACGCCGTGCTCAACGTGCTGCGCGGCACCACACTCAACGGCGTCTCGCCGTACGTCGGCCTTTTCTCCACGGCTCCCGCTAACGACGCTGCCGCGGGCACCGAACTTTCCGGCAACGGCTACCAGCGGCAGACCGTGACGTTCGGCGCGCCCGTCACCGACTCAGGCAACGTCCGGAAGATCTCGAACACGAACAACATCTCCTTCGGCCCGGCCTCGGCGGACTGGCTCCAGGCCGTCGCCTTCGGCATCTTCGACGCCTCATCGGGCGGCACGCTCCTCTACTGGGACGCACTGACCACGCCCAAAACCATTCAGCAGGACGACTACGGCCAGTTCGCGCCCGGCACGCTCGTCGTCAAGGAGGACTGACGTGGCCATCGACACGATGGACAAACTGGTCGCCGCGCTGCCCGGCCAGCACCGCCACCTCTTCAAGGCCTCCCAGACTGCCGAGGGCGCGGGCACGTGGCACTCGCTGTGGAAAGCGGCGGGTAGTCCGGGCGCCGGTTCAACGCCGCCCGCGGGCAACGGCCAGGTGCCTACACGCCTCACTGCCGGGGCGATCACGCTGGTGAACCCAAGCGGCGCAAACAAGCTGTACCTCGCGCGGTTCTCCGTCGCCGGCGCAACCGCGGGCACGGTAATTCTCTACGACCGCCTTTGGCACAACTCTGGGCTCAACGGCAACATCACCACGGCGCAGACCATTGCGACGCCGCCCACGCTGACGCGGCCGGACGCCGACGGCGCCGATGTCGAGCTGTGGGGCGAGGTCTACACGACGATGGGCGCGACCGCGAGCGTCTTCACGGCCACCTATACCAACCAGGACGGCGTCACCGGGCGTTCCGCAACGTACTCCATGCCCGCCAATGCGCTCTCGGTCGGGCAGATGTTCCCGTTTACGCTCCAGGCAGGCGACACGGGCGTGCGAACGGTGAGCCAGGTGCAGTTGTCGGCCGCGACAGGGACCGCCGGGGACTTCGGCCTCGTGCTCCTGCGCCGGCTCGCCGAACTGCCGATCACTGCCGTCAATGTGCTGGCCGACCGCGACGCCTTCGCCCTGGGTATGCCTGAAATCTTCCCGGATGCCTGCCTGGCGCTTCAGGTGCTTTGCACGACCACAAGCACCGGCAACATCATGGCGGCGGTTGAGTTCATCGAGGGCTGATGCCGGGCAGGAGCGCGTATCCGAACCAGTCGGCGCGGATCACGCGCGCAGCCCTCACCCCGAAGCCGGAAGACGGTGTTCGGGCGGCCCTGTCGGCTTACTTTTTCGGCAGCGGTGGCAGCGTCCAGGCCATGGCTGGGGGTGCGGCGGGGCTGGCGAACACGGCGGCGGGCCTGAGGGTTCTGCGTTCGGTCTCAGGGACTGTGTTTGCCGGTTCCTGGGGCACGGCGGGCCTCACCCGCGCCTTGCGCCTGAACGGATTCACGAGCAGTGCGGGAATCACTTCAGGGACCAATCGGCTGCTGCGCGGCCTGGCGGGAGCCGCGTCGGCTGGCGCGAATGCGGCTGGTGGGATGTGGCTGATCCGAACGCTGGTCGCTGCCTCAGTTGGACTTGCGGGGGTCCACGCGCACTTGGCGAGGCTTCGCGCCTTTGCGGGCAGTGCCCACAGCGCAAGTAGCATTGACGGCACGGTGGCCATCGCGCGTGCCTTGGCGGCCACATGCGTCGCACAGTCGAGCTCAGGCGGGAAACTCTCCCTGGCAAGGGCGCTCAATGCGGCCACGCTGGGTGTCGCCGCCATCCGTGCCCGCTTGGTTCGTGTGCGCGCGCTGACCGGTGCGGGGCTTTCCGAGGGCGCGCTGGTGGGCCGGTTGGCCGTGATCCGCAGTCTCGCCGGTCGGCTCGCCGGATGGTCTGCGATCGTCGGGAAGCTGCTCTCCGCGGTTCGCACTATCCTGGCGCGCACGGTTTTCGCCCGTGGAGACGCTCGCACGGCCATTATCGGCTTCGAGGAACGATCGATCGTCGTATGCGGTGAACAACGCCTGATCACACCTGCCGCTGAGACTCGTACCTTGACCGTGCGCGAGGGCAAGAGGCAGATCGACGCATGACCTTCACCAAAGACCCCGACGCCATCCTCGACTACGCGGTTGATTGGAGCCGGTGGCTGGCCGGAGACACGATTGCCGCCAGCGTGTGGATTGTGCCCATCGGGCTAGCGAAAGCCACCGAGAGCAACTCAGCCACGAAGGCCATCGTCTGGCTCTCGGGCGGATCAGCAGGACAGAACTACACGGTGACCAACCGCATCACCACCGCCGCCGGTCGAACTGAAGATCGGTCTTTCACCATTCGCGTTGAGGAGCGCTGATGCCGGACTGCTCGCCTGGACGGTACCCGTGAGATTCAGCTCTTGGCTTCGGCGCCGTGTTGGCCCGCACTCGCGCCCTGAATCACCCGGTCAACAAGAGATCGGAGCCGGATCGCGTCTTCGGGCCGAAGGATGAAGCAATCCCAGTGGCCGTACTTCGTACGGTAGCCGCACACGTACCTGAATGCGACCCAGATCCTCTTCCAAACGCTGCGGTACTGGTTCAAGTACACGCTGGTGTATAGCTCGTTCTCGTCCGGATCGTAGCTGAACTTCAGCGTGTGCTCGTCACTGAAGCAGGCGCATTCGAAGAACTCTGTCGTCATGGGCGCAGGCTCCCGGCTTGTTCCGTGAGTGTCCACATATAGATTGTCGCTTGAATAGAGATGCCTGATTTCATCGGCAACATCGCGGTCCCCGAGATCGCGCCGAGCGGCGTGTTTCCGCTCACGCCCGATTACCCGCTCGAGGTGCGGCGCGATCACGAGGTCGCCGTGCACCAGTTTGGTAGCGGCAATACGAAGATCGAGCAGCGCTTTCTCCTGGGCACCGGCGCGCGGCGCTTCACGATTCGCAAGCAGTGGCTGCGGGATGCTGACCGCCTCGCTCTGCGCAACTTCTGGGAGGCGAAGTACGGCCCCTACGGCGCGTTCACCTACAACGCTCCAAATGACGACGGCATCGGGAGCACGCCCGTCATCTGCCGCTTCGCCAACGAGCCACTCTCCTGGGAAATGGTCGCCGACTGGGCGTGTTCACTTGGGGTGACGCTCGTCGAGATTCCCCAGACCAGCCTGTCGTATCCGCTCAACCAGACTGTCCAACGCTTCCCGCCTGCCGCACTCCAGACCGCGCTGCTCTCGCAAGTCCAGGAGATCATCCCGCTCGTCCGCATCCAGCCGCTCGAACCTGGCTACCTCGCAATCCATGTCTCCGACCGCCGTTGCACGATCGGCAGCCAGCTCTACCAGGCGCGCCTCGTTGAGTTCGACGGCATCTCGCAGTCCGTCGGCAACGAGTCCGACGAAGCCCAGTTCACCTTCGGCAACGCCGACCGCGTGATGCGCGACCTGGCCAACGACGTCGATCTCTTCCGCGCTGAGATCGCCTTCAGCCTCTTCCACGCCGGCACCGGCATCAAGCTTCATCTCTGGAAGGGCAACATCGTGAACTGGACCTGCGACGCCGGCCCCGAGTTCCGAGTGACCGCCGCCGATGGCCTCTATGAGCTGAACTTGCCCTATCCGACGCGCAAGATCTCCCGCACCTGCTGGAAGCGTTTCAACGACGGCCAGGCATGCCCGTTCTCCGAACACGGCGCGCTCGATCTGGTCCACTTCCCCGAGGCCGACCCCACGCGCTGCGACAAGGGTTTCGACACGCCCAACGGCTGCCGCGCGCACGGCATGAACGACTACTACGGCGGCATCATGGCCAAGCCTCAGGGCGTGCGCATCAAGGACAACTCGACCGGTGTCTGGGGTTTCGGCCGCTCGACACTCACCTCCGTCTCGCTGGTCGCCGACTCGATCTACGATCAGGTCCTGCCCGAGATCTACACCGACTCTCCCCTGCCCGTGAACGCCAAGATCGCCTCGGGCCGCGACGAGAGCGACTTCTACGCAGCCGTAGGCATCGTCGGTGAAGGCCCGCTGGGTGCTTACGGCACAGGCCACAAGCTCGACGGGCAGCACCATCACGGCTATCCTGGTTCGCTCGGGTTGATGACCAGCCTGGGGCCAGATCCGAATCCAACGACCTTCGGCATGGACACGGACGCTGGCCCGGAACGCGCGGCCGGCACGGCATTCCTCATGATCCGCCGCTCGGACGCCAAAGGATTGCAGCTTTCACGCCTGAGCGAACACGCGATGGAAGCCGTCGTCGCCCAGGGCCTCGGCGGCTGGGTGTGGACCTCGCCCGGCGTGCGCGTCTTCTCACCCGCATTGACCAACCCGATCTGGATCGCCGTCAACATGCTCCTGCGCGCCCGAGGCTTGCGGCTGGGCTTGGGCGCCACCACCGCGCAATTGGACTTCGCCGAGACCTTGTTTGACGTGGAGGCGGCGATTGCGGCGTCGGCGGTCTGCAACGAACAGGTTTCGAAGCTGGTCGGCGCGGGTACGGATACGCAGTTCAAGTTCCGCGGCGTGCTTCAGGAGGAGAAGCCGCTGCGCGACTGGCTCCAGGAAGTGCTGATGAACTGCCTGGGCTATTACACCTTCTCGAACGGCAAGCTCAAACTCGGCGTCCGTGTGAACTCCTCGGCGGTCGAGGCCTTCACCGAAGGCAACATCCTGTTCCGTAGCCTGCAACTCGCGCCGCTGAAGCCCTCGTTCAATCACCTGACGGCGAACTTCGCCGACGAGGATTTCGAGTTCGTCGCCAACTCGATCTCGCTCTACGACATCGACCACGCCACGCTGATCGCGGGCGGGGCCGGTCCGCTGTTCCTGAAGTCGACGGTGAATCTCTCGGGCACGGCTTCCAAGTCGCAAGCGGCGCGGATCATCACGGTCCGCCTGCGAGAGGAGTTGGGCGGCATCACACCGGAGGAGTGGAAGAAGGCGCGCGAGATCGGCTTCCGCACGACCGTGCTTGCGCTCAACACCGAGCCCGGCATGGTCTGCTCAATGACCCATCCGGACATGCCCGGCGGGCAGGGTGAGTTCCGCGTGACCGGCTGGCGGCTCAATCGCGACTACTCGATCGACATCCAGGGCCGCACGACGACGGACTCGATGTACGACCTGGTCGCCGGCCCGAAGCCCGCTGACGTTGTGCCCGAGCCGCCAACCGAGGAAGTACTCATCGACACGGGCGTCCCGGGCGTGCTGACCGGCGTTCCGCGCCTGGGTGATTACGGCACCTTCGCCATCGACGACATGTCGGTTGCACCCGACGCCTCCGGCAACTCGAACATCATCGGCGCGCATGAGATCACCCTGGCGCTCTACTACGTGGACGAGCTGGCCACCGATCTCTGGGCGTCCATCGACACAGCCATCGACGCCGCGACCGACCCGGTCACCGTGGTCTGCGCCGTCAATCCCGATACGCAGAGAGTCTTCCGCGTGGGCGACTTTATCGTCTTCAACGATGAGTCGGCCGACCCTGCGAACCCTGGCCGGCGATCGTACGAGTGCGCCCAGATCACCGGACCGGGAGCGCCGGGCGACGTCGTGCCGAGCGGCGAGTTCCACCTGCAACGCGCCTACCCGGGCGTCCCCGAGGGCCAGGCGACCTTCGGCACCTTGCGCTGCGCGCATCTCGCTGGCATCCGCTTCTACAAACTCGACCAGAAGACGTTCACCTTCAGCGTCCGCAGGGGCTTCTTCCGCACGCCCGGGCTACCCGCGAGGGTTGAGGCGAAGCTGCCGAGCGCCTGCATCGTGGCGGCGCTCGCCGGCGTGGCGAATCATTTCGGCTACGGGCCCTTCACCGTCTTCCCGCTCTCCCGACACAACGAGCCTTACATGCCGGGCCTCCGGACCTGCAACGGCGGGGCGTACACCTTTCAGGTCCCCGGCCCGCTCACGGTGCAAGAAAACGTCGTCATCCCCATGAAGGGGCAGGACGCCGCCTCGATCCGCTGCGTCTACGCTTATCTCCAGCGGGGCACGACCGACGGACAGTCGGCGTTCCTCGTGAAGATCAGCCGCGACGGCGGAACGACGTGGGAGCCGCTCGAGTACATGGGCATTGCGCAGGCCCTGCCCGACGCCTATAAGACCACCTACGACTTCCTGGTGAACAACGAAGGCTTGGGGCTCCCCGCCACGCGCCGTCTGCCGTATGCCGACTACGGCCTCGTGCTGAACTCGGCGGTGACCGCCGGGCCCGATCCGCAGACCTTGCAGACCGCTTCTTACGGCGCGAACCGGCTCGGCCTAGTTGCCGGCGGCTTCGTGTTCCTCGATCCCGGCGGCGCGAACGAAGAGTTCGTCCGCGTGATCAGCGTAGATCCAGACAATCAGACGTTCGAAGCGATCGTGACCAAAAACCACGCCGCGGGCGAGCGCATCAGGCCCACGATCTGGCCGACGCCGGTGCTCAACGAGGGCAACGACCTGGCCTTCGACATCCTGGCTGTCGCATCGCCGGATCCGGGCTCAGACCTGACGGTGGTGATTCAGACCTGAGCGAATTACGAGACCTTCTTGAGTCCGGCCTGGATGGCCCGCTTCAAGACGGTTTGGTAACCGATGCCTTCTTTGGCGGCTATCTGCTGCGCGCGTTCGAGGTCGGCCACGGGCAAGCGGATCGAAATGGCCCTGGTGGCCTTTGCTTTGGCTTTCTCAACCAGCTCAGCCAGGACTTTCGCGTCCGTGGCTGGAATCGGCGAACCGGGCGAGCGCAGGAGGGTCCCCTGCTTCAACGCCCGCTCGAATTCCCGCTGGGTCTGCCGCCGGCCTTGCGGCGTCGTGTACCAAGCCGCTTCGGCACTCATGGAAGCCAATTCAGCCTTCGATTTTCGGGACATGGCCTCACCAGTATAGACGCGGATCGTATATACACATCAGTCCATAGTCTGGGGCCGTGATGCCGTCCGAACCTCTCCTTCTCTTCGATCCTCGCCGCACGATCCAGCTTCAGGGCTTCTCCGGCCGCGCCGCGACCACTACGCTCCACGACGCCACGGAGACCGGTTTCCAGGTCTCGGGCATTTTCCAGGCGGCCGAGGACTTCGCCAACGTCCAGATCTTCTCTGCGTACGATTACTTCAACCACCTGCGCCTGAAGCCACTCCCCGTGACGGATCTCTCCGGCCTGACGCTCCAGTACGGCATGGAGATCTTGCCAGTCAACGGCGAGGAAGGCAACGTCCGGCCGGACTGCGTGCGCTACGCCTCGGTCGGGTGGGACAAGCTCACCATCACGACCGGCGCGGGTGACATCTACGAAGTCCCGATGATGCATCACGCGGCAGTCGTTTCGGGAAACTACGCTCCCGGCAGATTCGGCTTCTCGCTTCACGACCGCAACGCCGCCACCCTCGACGATCTGCTCGTTGGCAAGCCCACGCCAGCCCTCACCGATCAGGCCTACGTCTACTTCATGGGCACGCGCTGGTCGTGCTCTTCGGCCGAGGCCATCGCCTTCTGCAATCTCGAAACCCGGCTCCTGAACAATATCGGCGCGCCCAACGTTCCTTCGTGCGAGCAGGCCATCTGGTGGCAGGACGACCCGAACTTCTGGCACTACCTGCTGGTGAACAACGGCGGCGCGGGCATCCAGGAGGCCGGCGCGACCGACGCCGCCGACATCGCCTCGCGTCTGGCCGCGATGGTGGGCCTTTCGAGTTGGCTGGTGGACTGTACCGCCTCCGGCAACGTCATCACGGTCTCGCTCGAGCCGGGCGTGAATGGCCCCGTGACTGTCTCGACCAACAGCGGCTCGGCGCCCGTGACTCTCAGCCGGTTCGTGCCCGGAATCTACACCGCGCAGGTCGCGTCCTCGGCCGAGATCCGTGTTGGCGACTATGTCGGGGTCGACATCGGCAGCGCCAACGACGAGGTAGTCAAGGTTTTGGCCGTGGGTCCGGGCACGTTCACGGGGCACTTTACCAAGCCGCATTACGGCAAGGTCTACAACATCCAGTGCCGCGTGCTGCCACGGGCGCGGCACTTCGGAAGAGTGCTCAAGAGCCGCATGGTGGACGCGCCGGCACCCGATTACGGCGAGCAGCCGACAAGCCTCGCCACCGAGCAATTCACTACGACGAACACCTCTTGCGAATTGAAGGTGCGGCTTGTTGCGCAACTGGGCCAGTACGGCCGTGATGCCAACGGCATGCCCGTGCGCGTCTCGGTCGATGGCGAAAACCAGATCGTCCGGATCGAGAAGAACGACGACGCGTTCGGGGCGACGTCGCTCGCTACCGCCGTCGAAGGCGCCAGCAACACTCGCGTCTATCGCTTCACGTTCCCTTTCGCCTCCCTCTCCGGCTACCTGAACGGAGACCGCAACTCCCTCGTGCCCGTTCCCGCCGATGACATTGTGAAGATCCATCTCACCTTCGCCCCGCGCTTCGAGGACGTGGAGGCGGGACTGCGAGAAGGCGGGCGGCTGAAGGAGGCCGTCACCGCCACCCAGCCTGGAACCGAAGAGGAGTGGCATCTGACACAGGCCGAACAGATGCTCGCGGGACGCAAGTACTACGTCGGCACGCCTGATGTTGAAGAACGCATCGCCTGCCTGGCCAACTTTGGCCTGTTCAAGCCCGACCCTGACGACCCCGCCACTTGGTACTACCGCCTGCTCGTGCGCCGCGGCGAGGACTCCTCAACGCCGCAGGTTTGTCAGCCCGGCACGCGCATCCAGCGGATCTCGACCATCACAGGCACACGCTCGGACATCGAGTGGCAGGTGAGGATCTCGAACCTCACCGTCACCGGAGACCGGACGCTGAAAGTGGGCGGCGATGCGCCGCGCATCGAAGAATCCGATGGCCGCTGCCGGTACGACGGCTTCTGGGAAGACTACCGTTACGGCGCGGGCTGGCCCACGCAGTGGTGGTCGCTCGGCCACGCCAAGCGCTGCGCACCGAACGACGCCCAGGACCAGCGGACTGTCACCATCCGCTACTCTTACCCGCGCGAGCACGATCTCTACCTCGGCACGTGGCTCGGCCGCGATGCGGGCCGGATCGAGGTCACGATCGACGGCGGCGCGCCCGTCGTCCACGATCTGTATCTCAACGACTACAACGGCCTCGCGGCCATGATGAAACTCGCCGGCGCGCTGCCTGCCGGGACGCACACGGTCGAGATCCGCGCGCTGTTCGACAAGCACCCGGCGAGCAGCGGCTACTACTTCTACTTTGACTACCTGTGGCCGCTCGAATCGCAAGACCCACCCGACCCGCCAAAGGTCTACCATGACGTCTCCGCGGCAATCGACTTCGACACCGACCACGGCTACAAGAAGCCACCTGCGTGGCACGTGTGGCACTTGAAGCAGCTTGGTTTCATGGGCCACGCGGACGTCTATATGGGCGTCTTCTGGAACAACAAGCGCCGCCGCGTCGAGGCGACTTACCCGAACTGCACCGTGAGCCTCGGCGCCTGGCAGGAGGATCAGCCGCTCTGGATCAACCTCTCCGGCACCACGCTCTATTTCTCGCCCGGCGCAGGCCTCGCCGCCGAGGACATCGCCGCGCACCTGAGGGCGATGATCAACGTCACCTTCCCCGGCGTCTGGTGCACGAGCGAGGGCGGCTCGATTCACATTCGCTCCCGCGCGCCGAGCTACACCTTCACCATCTCGGCCAGTCCGCAATTGGGCATTTCGCAGGGTACGCCAGCTCTCGACCAGTCGGGCGCCGAGGGCGACTGGGAGATGATCGACTCGATCTCGCCCGTCATGACCCACGGCGCGCGGAACTGGATTCGCGACCTGGCGCGGGAGTTCAAACAGGCAGGCATCCCGGCAAGCTTCGCCTTCTCGATGGAGTGCTATCGCCCGCCGGCCGAGATGCGGGCGCGGTATCTCCACTACGAAAATGGCGTGGTTTCGCCGGGGCAGGAGGTGTTCCTGCCCATTCCGTCACACCAGATGCACTTCGGCCCGCGCGTGCGGGCCTACCTCAGGCAGATGTACAAAGAGTGCGCCGATGAACTGGCCGCTGCACAGCTGCCGATCGTTCTTCAGTTTGGTGAAACCCAGTGGTGGTACTTCGACAACATCGGCCCTGAGGAAGACGGCCTCGATCCAGACGGCGGGATGCCATTCTATGATTCGGAGACCATTGCTGCGTTTCAGCAGCGGTACGGACGCCAGATCTGGCCCTTCCGGCGCAACACCGACTCGCCCCAGGACGACATCGAAGCGGCAGACTTCCTGCGCGACCGCATCTGGGAGTACTGCGCCGAGGTCATCGGCTACGTCAGGTGCTTTCACCCAACAGCGGTGTTCGAGTGCCTCTGGCCGCTCGACGCCAACCAGGGCAAGCCCGCGCCGGACCCGGCGTTCCGCGCGCTCAACTTTCACGTCAATCTGCCGCACGAGTGGAAAACGTCGGCCTACGGCGTGAAATACTTCCGCTCGGAAGGCTTCGACTACGACGTCTGGCAGAAGAACGCGCGGCTCATGCGGCAGACGCTCGAGTTCCCGCTGAAGCTCGGCCGCCCGGCCTCGGAGTGCATGTACCTGGCCGGCATCTACGGGCCGCCCGACCCGCCGATGCGCGAGGCGTACGGCATGTGGCGGAATCGCGGGCTGTACTCGTTCTGCTTCTGGGCGTTCGATCAGTTCTGCCTGAACTCGCGGCCGCTGCCGCTCGAAGTGCCCGTGCAGTCCACGGCGACGCTTGTCTCCTATCGCCAGCCGCGCGCCGCGCGCTCGCCCGAAGCGCCCGTCGCCGTTGCCTATGCGCCTGAGCCGAGCAGCCGGATGAACACGTTCCGCTTGAACGCGAGGAGGTTGAACGGATGAGCAAGTATCCGAACTCCATCGACGACGCATCGAGCCTCTACTCGCCCGCCGATGCCTTCTCGGCCAAGCCGCTCGAAACGATCACCACGATGCCGGTCTATGCTGGCGACACGACGATCAGCGTCGAGTCCACCGGCGTGGGCTTCCCGGACGAGTACGGCATCCTCTCTATCGACGACGAGTTGATCGTCTACACCGGCAAGACAGCCACGCAGTTCACCGGCTGCCAGCGCGGAGCGTTCGGCACCATCGCTGCGCAGCACACCTCCGGCGCCACCGTGCGCGCCAACATGGTCTCAGCGTATCTGAAGGCGCTCCAAGAAGCCGTCGTCGCGATCGAGCAAGAACTCGGCACGGCATCCAACCGCAACTATGTGCGCAAGGACGGCGCGGTGACGATCACCGGCGCGAAGGCATTCGTCGATGGCGCGGAGTTCGGCTCGGGCACCAAAGCGGCCACGGGGCTGGTCCGGCTGCCGAACACCGGTGCGGTGAAGTGGCGCAAGGCCGACAGCTCGGGCGACCTGGGTCTCGCGCTGAACGCCAACGACCACCTCGTAGCCGACGCGATCATCGACTTCGCGCCCGGGCAGACCTTCGGCGCGTTCTCCTACCCGGACGCCGGTTACGGCAACAAGGGCATCGTGCAGATTGATGCCGCCGGTGGCCTCGCGGTCGAATCGGGCGTGCTGTCGATGGCTCCCTCCGGCACGTCGCCTGGCACGTATTCGAAAGTCACCGTCGACGCCAAAGGCCGCGTGACCGCAGGCGCGAACCTCGCGGCGGGCGACCTGCCCTCCCACACGCACACCGCCGCCGATATCGTGAGTGGCGAGTTCCCGCACAAGGTCCAGAAGGACGGGATCGACGTCGGCACGCGCCGCGCGCTCAACCTCGTCCAAGGCACTCGTGTTTCGCTGGCGGCCGCCGATGACCCCGCCAACGACCGGGTCAGCGTGACCATCAGCGCGAGCCCGCCCGAAGCCGGCGAAATCACCAACGCCCTCGGCTACCTCCCGGCCAATCGCGCGGGCGAGCACTTCACTGGGCCGATCGACTGCGGCCCGCACCAGACCGTCGGCGGCCCACTCGAGAACATGGCGAAGTACTCAGAGGACTTCGCCGCGAGCGTCTGGGACAAGAATGGCGGCTCCTGCTCCGTTACCTCGAACGCCATCATCGCTCCGGACGGCAACCAAACCGCGGACGTGATCGCGGCGGTCACCTCGACGCCCGTGGTCCAGCAGCAGGTTGCAGGCCTTGCCGACGCCGGCACATACACCTTCTACATCTGGGCGCGAGTCCCCTCTAGCACCCGCAAGGTGTCGATCGCCATCGTCGACAACCCGTACGCGGCCTACCTCGCCGGCCCGACCCAGATCACGCTCACGACCTCCTGGCAGCGCTTCAAGATCACCGGCACGCTCGCGAGCGGCCAGACCGGCCTCTGGATCATCGTCCGCCAGTACGCCGCCAACGGCGACGACTGGACGACCGGCGACATCCACCTCTGGGGCGCCTGCCTCCAGCACGGCAACGACCCACAAAAGGCCTACGCCCGCACCTGGGCCTCGCAAACGCCGCATCTCGCCTCCGGCCTCGCCGTCGGCCCCATCGTCATCGCCGCCCCGGACAACACCACCTCACCCCTCAAGATCCACTGCCCCGGCTCCAACCTTGCCGACAGCACCCTCCTCGAACTCACCGCCAACGGCGAACTCATCCTCGCCGGCGGCTCCGGCAACGGCTACCGCTTCGCTGAACTCGGGTCCGCCAACAACCCCTCCGGCTGGGCCGGCGTCCTCAAGGTCAAAACCCCCGCCGGCGCCACCCTCGGCTACATCCTCCTGTACTCGAACGCTTAG